GGGCGGTGGGCAAGACCCCGCTCAACGTCTACCGCCGCATCCCCGACGTCGGCAAGGAGAAGGCCACCAATCACTACCTGTGGCCGCTGTTCCACCAGGAAGCCAACCCCGCCATGCGCATGTCGGCCTACCGCTTCCGGCGCATGATGCAGACCTGGGTCCTGCTGTGGGGCAACGCCTACGCCGAGGTCGAGGAAAACGAGCGCGGCCAGGTCGTCGCGCTGTGGCCCTGGCGCCCGGATCGCGTGCGCGTGGGCGGCCCGCCGACCAGCCTGGTGTACACCTACACGCAGCCCGACGGCACGCCCTACACGCTTCCGGCGATCCGCATGATCCACCTGCGCGGCCTCGAAACGGATGGTGTGATGGGCCTCTCGCCGATCCGGGCGGCGCGCCAGTCGCTGGGCCTGGCCATGGCCGCCGAGGAATACGGCGCGCGCTTCTTCGGCTCCTCCGGCAAGCCAGGCGGGTGGATCGAGCACCCGGGCAAGCTGAACCCGGTGGCCAAGCAAAACCTCCGGGACAGCTTCGAGGACATGCACCGTGGGCTGCGCGGCGCGCACCGCGTGGCCATCTTCGAAGAGGGCATGAAATACCACGAGGTGGGCATCCCACCCGAGGACATGCAGTTCCTGCAGACGCGCCAGTTCCAGGCGATCGACATCGCGCGGCTGTTCGGCGTCCCGCCCCACAAGATCGCCGAGCTCTCGCGCGCGACGTTCTCCAACATCGAGCACCAGGCGATCGAGGTCGTGCAGGACACCTACTCGGACTGGTTCGTCAACTGGGAGCAGGAGCTGATGCTCTCGCTGCTGAGCGACCGCGAAGCCGCCGTGATCTTCCTGGAGTTCTACCGGGACGCCCTGCTCAAGGGCGACCGCCAAAGCCGGTACACGGCGTATTCGATCGGCCTCCAAAACAACGTCCTCAGCCCGAACGAGGTGCGCGACGAGGAGAACATGAACCGGATTTCGGCCGCCGCCGGCGGCGACACCTACTCGCGCATGGTGAACGTCGCGCCTTCGGGCGACCAGCCCGAGTCCGATCCCGACGACGACCCCGAGGACCCGCAGGGCGGTCCCGAGTCCGACGACGAGCCCGAGCCACAAGATCCCGCCGCCGCGGCTGCAGCGGCAAAACTGAAGGCCAAGAAAAAGGCCAAGCAGCCACTCTCTGGAGGAAGCCAGGAATGATTGCCTGCAATTCCCTACAAACACTCGGCGACCACCGACGTCGCCTGGGACGCTGGAGAGAATGAAAAGCGGCTGAAGGCCGACGATAAGGCGGCCTACCGCGACATGTACGCCTGGGTCGACCCGAAGGCCGACCCGACGACGAAGAGCGCCTACAAGTTCCCGCACCACATGGTGTCGGGAGACGGCAAGGTGGGCGCCGCCAACACCCGCGCCTGCAGCGCGGTCATCGCCGCGCTCAACGGTGGACGCGGAGGCGCCAACATCCCCGGTGCCGACCGCAAGGCCGTCTATAACGCTGTAGCGCACCACTTGAGGGACGCCGGCAAGGACGTCCCGGAGCTGAAGAGCGACGCGGAGATCGACCAGGCCGAGCAGGCCGCGCGCCAGGCACTCGAGGGCCTGAAGCCCAGCAAGATCGAGCGCCGGCTCCTGTGTCTGGACCTGGGCGTGAAGAAGCGCTCGCGGCGCGACGCGATCGACGGCGACCCCGATCCCGACCCGAACGCGCCCAGTGTGATCCACGGCCACGCGGCGGTCTTCGAGGAGCCCACCGACCTGGGCTACTTCACCGAGACCGTGAAGCGCGGCGCCTTCACGCGCACCCTCGAAGAGGACGATATCCGGTGCCTCTTCAATCACGACTCGAACCACGTGCTGGCGCGCAACATGGCGTCGACGCTGCAGCTGCGCGAGGACTTCCGCGGGCTGTACTTCGAGGCCGAGCCTCCCGACACCCAATTCGCCCGCGACCTCATGACCTCCATCGAGCGCGGCGACATCAGCGGGTGCTCGATCGGCTTCAGCGTGCGCGGCTACAACATCCGGCGAGGTGACGACGGCTCCATCTTCCGCGACCTCACCGACCTCAAGCTATTTGACGTGTCTCCGGTCACGTACCCGGCCTATGAGTCGACCGACGTGAACGTTCGCTCTCTGGAGGAGATCGTCGCGGAATTCCGGCACGGCCCGGATAACCCGGCTCCGAGCGAGGAGGCCTGGCGACAGGCCTTCGAGCACCGGCGCCGGCTGCTTCAGTTAGCCGAATAACCCCAAGGAGACCAAAAATGAACCGATTGCTTGAGTTGAAACAGCAGCGGGCCGTGGTCATCGACAGAGCCAAGGCCCTCAACCAGAAGGCGGCCGATGAAAAGCGGACCCTTACCTCGGACGAAGCGACTTCGTTCGAGACCATGTGGACGGAGATCCGGGGCTTCAACGCCACGATCGACGCCCTCGACAAAGAAGGCCAGATGGACGCCGCGATCAGCCGCACGCGCGAGCGCCATCAGGAGCAGGAGCAGCGCGATATCCGCGACGGCAAGAAGAAGCCGCAGGACAGCGAAGAGCGCCGGCGGGCCTTCCACCTGTGGCTGCGCGGCGGCATGGAGATCGTCCCGAACGAGCTCCGCAAGGAGTTGACGCCCGGCAACCAGTTTTCCGCCGACTTCACTCAGAACGGCGGCGGCGAGTTCCGCACGAACGCGGCGCAGAGCGAGCTCACCGGCAACCTCGGCGGCTTCGTCGTGCCCCAGGGCTTCTACGCCCAGGTGCAGGAAGCGCTGCTGTATTACAACGGCGTCATGCAGGCCGGGCCGACCATCATCGACACCAGCATGGGCAACGACCTCCCGGTGCCGACCGATAACGACACCTCGAACATGGGAACCGAGCTGGCGGAATCCTCGCCGATCAGCTACGTGACGATCCCCTTCGGCCAGGTGATCCTGAAGGCGTTCAAGTATTCCTCGAACGGCATCCTGGTGCCGATCGAGCTGCTCCAGGACGCCGGCGTGGACATCGAGGCCCACGTCATCAAGAAAATCGGCATCCGCATGGGCCGCATCTTGAACCTGCGCTTCACCTCGGGCAGCGGATCCGGCCAGCCCCGCGGCCTCCTGGCCGACGCGCCCGCCGGCGTAACGACCACCGGCGGCCAGACCACTTCGGTGATCTACGACAATATCGTGGACCTGAAGTACTCGGTCAACAAATCCTATCGCACGAACGCGAAATGGATGCTCAACGACACCACGCTGCAGGCGCTGCTGAAGTTGAAGGACCAGAACCTGCGGCCGCTGATCCTCGACTACCTGACCACGCTGCAGGCGGGCGAGCCCGAGCAGCTGCTGGGCCAGCCCATCATCGTCAATAACGACATGCCCTCGATGGGCGCCGGCAACCAGTTCATGCTCTACGGCGACTTCTCGAATTACTGGGTGCGCCGGGTCATGAACATGATGATCATGCGCCTGGTCGAGCGCTACGCCGACGTCGGCCAGGTCGGCTTCATCGCCTTTATGCGTTACGACGGCCGGATGATCGACGCCGGCACCCACCCGATCAAGGCGCTGGTCAACGCGTCGAGCTAGAACATTTCGGCTCGATTATGTTACGCTTGCCCGCAAGGGCCTAAGACTCGGTTTTCCAGAGAGGGTCGAGGGTAGGGTCCTGCGGAACGGGCCGGGCTTCTCCCTCCGGGAGGCCCGGCCCTACCGCTTCCCAAGGAGGGACACCACCATGAGCTGGAGCGTAGGGGCAACGGGCCGACCGAAGGCCGTCGCGCCCGTGATCGAAAAGCAGTTTACAGGCGCCTTGCCCTGCAGCGAGCCCGAGGAAACCGTGCGCCAGGCCGCGCGGGCGGCGATCGCGGCCGCGCTGGCCGGCCAGACCGATCCGGCGTGCGCCGTTAAGGTGACCGCTAACGGCAGCCAGAGCCAGGCGTACAAGGACGGCAAGCCCCTCGACCCACCGGTTTGCTCGAACAGCCTCTTCATCAATGTCGAGGTGCTGTGGGGGTTCGTCGAGTGAACGGAGCCAAAGTCAAGGTGAAGTTTCTCAAGTCCATGGCGGGCGTGGACCACAGCTTCGCCGCGGGCGAGGTGTGCGAAATCCCCGCGCGCCAGGCGGCCGGCCTCCACCAGGGCGGTGTTGTCGAGATCCAGGACAGCGCTTACCGCGCCACGGTCGAGCGCGCGACCAAGGGCGGCGCGCCTGAGAAGGCGGTGCGGCGGCCGTGAACCTCCAGGTCGACGTCGGCGACTTCTCTATTTCCTACATCGCGCCGCCGACGTCGGAGCCTCTGACGCTGGCGCAGGCCAAAGACCACCTGCGCCTGCCCCAGGACCTGACCGATTTCGACAGCAAGCTGAACCTGTTCATCCCGGGCGCCCGCGCCTACCTCGAAGACAGCTTCAGCCTGCGCATCATGAAGCAGCAGGTACTGCTGACCTTTTCGCAGTTCCCGCGCCAGGACCGCTTGCGGCTCCCGGTGTGGCCCATCCAGTCGGTGGATGTATTTAAATACATCGGCGTCGACGGCACCGCCTACACCCTCAACGTCGGGGCGACCGGAGGCGCCGGCGTGCAGCTGCTCTCCCGGCTCAACCGAAAGCCCGTGGAG